TATTTTTACGTGCATCTTCACGCGATAAGATTCAAATATCTTCCCAAAGTGAAGTTCTACCTCGTACAGATATCGATGAGAGAACTATTGAAGAGAGATTTGGGTGTTCGCCGCCTAAAGATAGATTGTTAGTTAAGAATACTATGTATTGGAATACTGTAGACTACCCTCAAGTTACTCAACAAATGCAAAATACTTTGGAGACTGTGTTCAATGTAGCCAGGAGAAACACTAGAGAAGCATTAATAGCTAAAGGAGATGGTTACAACTATACCAATATCCTGGGTGTCTACGGGAATATTGCAATTATCAATACTCACGCCTTAGGAGACCTTCCTGCATCTATAAAAGTCGCTCCGACTTATATGGGCGCTAAAGAGACAACCAGTTACAGAAATTCCATCATCACTCAAAAAGTCGAAATATCTTCGGATCTTTCACTGATTGCTTTGGATGAAATTCAATTTAGAGATATTAGACCTTTCATTACTGAACAGATGGTTAAAACTAACATCTGTTACATAAATGGAGTGCGTTCCGTTCTAAGTGTTAATGATTCTATAGTCATCAATCCGGACAATCCATCCGTTCATGCGAATGTGTATGAATACTCTTGGAGCGACCATGCTGGTGGAAAATGTGGAACCCCTATCATTGTTCCGCTTGGTGCTGGATTCGCCATAGCAGGAGTCCATTTTGCTGGAGAACGAGGTTCAAGCCGAGCTTATGCACTTCCACTGTATCGCGGTGCTCTCGTATACAAAGGGAAGTGTCATGAGATTTTCTCGGAAGATATTGCTCTTCCAGACACTGAATTTCCAAATGCAAAATCTCCTTTTGCGTATGCTCCATATCATTCTCTGTACCTCAGAGGAAAACTTCCTGGTGCAATAACTCTCCCCAAAAAGAGTGAAGTTCGACCAAATTCATTGAGACCTGTTTATGAAAAGATCTTGAATATGTCGTTGATCGATTCGCAAGGTCCCAAATTTGGTGCCCCTGTAATGTTACCACATATGAGAGGAGATGTGTATGTTTCACCCTATCACACTGCTCTGGGTAATATTAATACAGAGCGTACGGTACTATCGGAGGAAATTTGTGATAAAGTTTATGCACTCATGTTGGATCGATTTTGTAAAGGATGTTCGCCTATACAACCTCTTACTTTTGATGCAACACTAAATGGTGCAGCTAATGATTCGTATTTGCGTTCAATGAATTTATCGACTAGTGCAGGTCATGGCTTTTTTGGTAAGAAGAGAGATCACATTCTGACTGATGAAAATGGCAAACGTATCGTGAAGCAACATTTACTTCAAGACGTTGATAGGATTATGAAACTTTATCTTCAAAAGAAGGCAGGATCTTGCATATATCGCGGAGCTCTAAAGGATGAGGTCCGTTCGAGAAAGAAGATCGAAGCGGGAGACACTCGCTTATTTTTCGTCGGTCCTCTATCTCACCTTTTCATAGATCGCATGTTCTTGGCTCCACTGTTGACGCAAATGCAAGAGAAACAAGAATTATTCTGTACCGCAATTGGAAGTAATATGCATGTAGCTGCTGACAATATGGTAAAGAGTATGCTTCAATTCTCAAAGTGTTTTATAGAATTGGATTATAAGAAGTACGACACTAAGATGCCGTTTAAGCTCAAACATTATGTGCACACTGTAGTTCTCGATTTATTAAAACATCTGGGTTATAATGAAGAAGCTCTTTGTATAGTTACAGGTATTTTAAACGATAATACGTTTATTAACGTAGCACTCCTTAATGATCTCTTCCAGGTTGTGGGCCTCACTCCCTCGGGGATGTTTGGCACAGCAGAGAAGAACACCTTATATGGTTTGTTTATTCTCATGTATGTCTGGGAGGTGTTGTGCCCTGGGAAAAACTTTTTCGATTACGTTTTAGCCAAAATTTATGGAGATGACGTTTTTGCCTCGGTTAAAGAAGAAGTGTTACCATACTTCAACAATATTACCATAAGTGCTGTAGTTCTCGAACATTTTGGTATGGTTTGTACCCCTGCCGATAAAGATGGGATCATGAAAGAAAGCTTGACTATTCATGAAGCATCTTTCTTGAAAAGGCATTTTGCATATAGAGAAGACTTAAATCGTTGGGTAGCTCAATTATCTAAGGATTCATTGCTTAAGAGTGGTAGTTTTCTCATACCCTCGAGAGTGGTCGACCCATACACCCAAGACGTTGATAGTGGGGTCTCATTCTTGTATGAGTGGTTTCTTCATGTCAAACAAGAACAGTTCAACGCGGATAGATTAGCACTCGCAGAATCTATTTCCTCGAAACATGGTGTTCCTTTGGAATTAATCCTTAAGAAATTTCCTTCTTGGGATACCATTTACGCTGCAGTTTGCAGTAAAGAAGAGCGTGTTGTAATCTACGAATGTAGGTTTCAATATGGTAGTGCGCACGCAAATACTACCTGCAAGCAATCGATTACTAGATATTATCCCGATCTGTGGATGCTTGGGTATATCCTGCTTTTGTTTGTGGCGCAGTTCTATTTAGAACCTAAGACCATGAAATGGCGCTATAAAAATGGGTATTGGTCGATCCACTTAGGTGAGGTAAACGACACGGTTTACTATTCACGACATGTCGAAAGACTACAGTGTCAAGATTTTAACGAATTACAATTAAAAACTATAGCCCTCTTAGAAGAGGAAATTAAGGAGTGTGAACTCCAAGCCCGCACAGGAAATGAGCTCATCGATGGAATGAATATCTATCAACTCTCTAGGTATGAACACAGATTAAGGCCTGCAGATCGCGATGACTTTCGCAAGCGTATTCTGTATTTGTCTACCATAGAAGATCTCAGAGTAGCGATAGAACACAGAAGATATCTCATAGATTCTGTGGGTCAAGTCTTTTTTGAATCTACCTTCGAGCCCAGCAAAGAAATAGCCTCATCAGAGGCTATTCAGACGTTACAAGATATGGGTGGATTCACCCCGTACTCAAAATCAGCCGGAGGAACTCAGGATACTCATAATGATCTCGATACTCCTTTCGATCCAACTCGTTTTTTCAAAAGGCCTGTGCAGATTGCCGATTTCTCATTAGCCATTCCTAATATTCTAGCTACCTCATATAATCCTTGGGACCTTTATACCAAGACTCCCGCTATTCGTGCAAAATTGCGAAACTATGCATATTTGCGAGGCACCTTACACGTGCGTTTGGCAGTTTCAGGGACGCCATTTCACGCTGGGAGAATATTGTTATCTTATCAGCCATTGGCTGCATACAACCAAGCATTATTGTCAGCGGTCACTACGGGTGCTACCACCTTAAATCAGAAAGTTGCAGTCAATTACTTGTCTCAAGCACCAGGTGCAGTCACACTTGATGTGAGAGCTAACCAGCCTGTGGACATGAAGCTTCCATTTATTTGGTACAAGGACTTCGCTAAATTATTTAATTCCAGCTCGCCTGTTAGTGGAGTCACATCATTCTCTGATTTCGAGAATTTTGGACGTCTATACATATATTCTGTCGGTCCCTTAGAAGGAGTGAATTCACCTACTGATATCAACTTTAACCTTTATGCTTGGATGGAGGATGTTCAACTCGGAGGACCTACATCCACAATTCTCGAGATTGTTTCTGAATCTGAATTTAAGTCTGGACCTATTCAAAATATTGCTACCAATGCTCTCAAAGTTTTTGATATACTCTCACCCGTTATGCCGCCTTGGATACTACCCTCTCGAGTCGGTTTATCAATGATTAAGGACGTGGCGACCGCTTTAGGTTGGTCAAGACCACCAACTAAAGTGGAATATACTATTGTTAAGAATTTGGGTTTCTCCAATGGCGCTCACGGTATAGGATGGGACACCACTCAACGTATTACGTTGGATCCCCAACAGGAGATTTCTCCTGATCCCAGAGCACTAGGTACTGACAAAGATGATATGATTATTGCAGAGGTAGGAAGACGCGAAGCTTTCTTTGAGAGGGTGGAATGGGCTTACGATGATGATATTAATGATAAGCTGTTTTATGCGGGTGTTTCTCCGATTTTATCCACTTTCGCTCTACAACCCGTGGGTGCGTTAGTATGTGTCCAACCTATTCCAGCAGGATTTGCAGCGGCCCCTTTCCGTTATTGGAGAGGTGAAATGGAATTCCGATTCGAAATAGTTTGTACTAATTTCCATAGAGGAAAACTAGCAGTTATTTATGAACCTAACGCTTCAAATTTTAATTCTATCACAGCAGTCACTACTCTCAATAAACAGTTTATTCAAGTGATAGATATCCAGGAGACTACAGAATTTTCTATTAGGGTACAATGGTGTAATGAGAAGCAATGGTGTTATGTTTCAGCAATCTCATCTCGCTTTCATTCTCCAAACGACTCTGGACTAGCGATGTCTACACTCACTAATGATAATCACAATGGTGTCATATATCTAGTTCCTTTTACTAAATTACAAGCTCCTGACTCAAGCACCCCAGCTTATATAAATGTATATGCCAAGTGTAATAATTTACAAGTGAATGGTTTGAGAAGTGATAATTTCCCTAATCTGAGAACTGTTTTTGAATCTACATACATCGAATTTGAGTCCTCTTCTTTACCAGTCACCGAATTTGTGATAAACCCTACTAATTCTGACGGGGAGACTTCTTGTATCCAATTCTTTGGAGAGCAACCTTTGAGTTTTCGAACTTGCTTGAAGAGGTATTCTACAGGAGCTGCCCCTTCCCTAGCTGCGAAAGTTTCTACTACTTTAGAGTATCTACGTGTTGTTGAAAATATTTATCCCTTAGACGCACTGGGGTTTACAGGAACTGCGGGAACTATTAATAATCTGTTTGACTACCTGAGATATGCCTATCTAGGTATGAGGGGTGGATTTCGTCGTAGAATTAATATCCCGGGGTTTAACTATAGAGTCGGGCAACAGGTGAGAGTCAAGCTCACCACTCCTGGTACTTCAGTCACCACTTCGTGTAACTACTCCGGCACGTCAGGTGCCGTTATGAGTAATGTAGCCGGAGCTGTCACATTCATACCCTCAGATAATGGTGGTATAGAATTTGAGACTCCTTGTTACACGAATAATCTCTTTCTGACTCCCTGTAATGGTAATACTATCACACCTACTGGTGCTGTAACCATTTTATTCAGGGGATGGGAATTGATTTCTGATACTGCGCAAACGCAACCAGCCACTTTTGTTCATACGGAACTGGCTTGTGCGGAAGATTTCAATTTCATGAGGTTTCAAGGAGCTCCATATTTCACTATTTAGTGAGAGAAAAATCCCAATGGGTACCGAGAAGACGGTATATAAAATCTTCGGATAGACTAAGTGTCTTGATGAAGGCACTTCAAGTTTATTTACGAAGCACTGTTTTGATCCCAAGGGGGATTTCAGTGAATCTTTTAAG